AACTTCCAAAAATTTATTGACTATAATATAAAGGACGTTGAGTTGGTAGACAGAATCGAAGATAAACTTGGTTTAATTACTCTTTGTTTAACTATGGCATACAAAGGTGGAGTAAACTACAATGACACCTTTGGCACTACAGCAATCTGGGATACGATTATCTTTAGGAAACTATATGAACATAATATTATAATACCATTTGCTGAGGATAAAACTAAAACATTCTATCCTGGTGGTTTTGTAAAAGAACCTCAAGTTGGAATACATAATCACATGGTTAGTTTTGATTTAAACTCTCTATATCCTTCTATTATCATGCAATACAATATGTCACCTGAGACAATTGTGAATGGAAAGGTAAGTAAAGTTGATATTGAAGATATGCTAGCAAATCCAAATGTGCAAATGAAAAAGTTTGATGGTGAATGTGTAGCTGCAAATGGCCAACACTTCACAACTAAAAAGGTTGGAATACTTCCAATGATTATTGATGAAATGTATAATGAAAGGGTAGGAATCAAAAAGCAAATGATTGATGCTCAAAATGAAAAGGAAAAGGTGGATAAAGATGACAAACAAAAACTATACCAAATCGAAAGGGATATTGCAATTGCCGAGAATAGGCAGGTCGCAATTAAAATCCTTCTTAATTCTCTTTATGGTGCTTTGGGCAACAGGTATTTTCGTTTCTTCGACCAACGAATTGCTGAAGCCATCACCCTCACCGGACAGCTTACGATACGATGGGCCGAATATGCACTTAACTCCTACCTTAATCGAGTGCTCAAAAAGAATTCAAGAGAAGATTATGTCGTTGCCATCGATACCGATAGTTTGTATGTACGCTTAGGAGATGTAATCGATCAGTTTAAACCTGAGAATCCTATTGACTTCTTGGATAAAGTTGCTGATGAAATGCTTGAGCCTGAACTAGCTAAGTCTTACGATAAACTATTTGATATGCTTGGTGGTGTATCTAATCGTATGGTTATGAAAAGGGAAGCTATAGCTGATAGAGGAATATGGACAGCTAAGAAACGCTACATCTTAAACGTACATGACAACGAGGGTGTAAGATATAAAACGCCTAAGTTAAAAATCATGGGAATTGAAGCAATCAAATCTAGTACACCTGAACCATGCCGAGAAGCATTAAAAGAGATGTTCAAGATTATTATATCAAAAGATGAAAAAGAAACACAAATGGCAATTGAACATTTCAAAAATCATTTTAAAACTTTATCACCAGATGAAATTGCATTTCCACGTGGCGTTACTAAAGTTCGTGAGTTTAAAGACCATAATCAAATCTATAAAAAAGGTACACCTATGCACGTACGTGGCTCTTTACTATTCAATCATCAAGTAAATAACTTATCGCTCAAAAAGAAATATCCTTTGATTAACAATGGCGATAAAATCAAGTTCGTATATCTTCGTATGCCAAATCCAATTCATGAGAATGTTATTGCATTCTCTGATTACTTACCTGATGAATTTGGATTACTTAAGTACATTGATTACGAAACACAATTTAAAAAGACATTCCTTGACCCAATCGAACCTGTGCTACAAGCAGTTGGTTGGAATCATGAGGAAGTGGCAAGCTTGGAGGATTTCTTTGGCTAAGATATTAGTTGTTGGACAGAAACCAGGTTTAGTAGATAAATCAAAATCAACTACTTGGAATAGAGTAAGTGGTTGGATAAAAGAAGATTATGATTGGACTAACATTTATAACTTAGAAGATGAAGTTATATTTACCTTAGAACAATCGTATAAATACTCTCACATAGTGGCTTTAGGAAATGTAGCTTCTGAATATCTAAAAAGATTAGGTGTCGAACATTGTAAGATACCACATCCAAGTAGATTGAATAGGCAATGGAACAATCCACAAACTGAGATTGATACTGTAAATAAATTAAATAACTATTTACATTTACACAGAAATGTGTTATAATATACCAAGAGGAAAAAAAATATGGAATATAAATTAGTAAGATTAAGTAATGGAGAAGAAGTTATTGGTAAAGTGACTGAAACTGAAGATAGCATTACAATCAAAGATGGCCATGCGCTATTTGCTCCGGAACCTGGTAAGATTGGATTCATTCCTTTTATGCCATATACCTTAGCTAAAGATGGTGTGGAAATAAACAAAAGCTTTGTTATGTTTATTGTTGAACCTTTAGAGTCATTAGTTGACCAAATCAAAGGCAAAGATACAAGAATCATGACACCTAAAAAGGACATTATAGTATGAGCAAAGACTGGGTAAAAGATATTCATGATATGCAAACAAAATATCAAACTCGTGATTGGGTTGATACTAATCCAGAAAAACTAAGAGAGTTTCTTAAATTTAGAATTGAATTCTTACAAGAAGAGTTGGATGAAACTCAAGCAGCTTACAGGCGTAAGGATGCTGAAGAGATTGTTGATGGCCTCATTGATTTGTGTGTTGTTGCGATTGGTACACTAGATGCTTATGGTGTTGACCCATACAAAGCATGGGATGCTGTACTAAAAGCTAATATGCAAAAGTATGTTGGAATAAAAGAATCTAGACCAAACCCACTTGGAGTACCTGATTTGGCAAAGCCAGAAGATTGGGAAGCACCAAGTCATACAGGAAACCATGGTAAGCTTAACGATATTTGATAACATATACGATAACAAAACTCATAAGAGAATGGATTATAGTTCTTTTGATGAGTTTGCTGGTGTGTTATATAAGTTAGCTAGTGATGATAAGTATCCTACAAAACAAGAAGCTCCTCTCATATCACCTGCCACATATGAACCAAATACAACAAGAGCAAATGATAATGTTGTTGGTTGGGGTGGCTGGGCAGCTTTAGATGTTGATACGTTCCAAGGTGATATAAGAACAATTGAAAAAACTTATCCTGACTATAAGTATATTTGCTATTCAACAGCATCATCTACAAAAGAGTCACCAAAGTTTCGTTTAGTATTTGATTTAAAATATCCAGTTCTCAAAGAGGATATCAAACACTTTTGGTATGCTTTAAATAAAGAGTTCTTGGAAGTATCTGATGCTCAAACAAAAGATTTATCTCGTATGTATTATATTCCTAATCAATATAAAGATGCTTTTAATTTTATCTTTACTCGTGAAGGAAAACAAATGGACCCAATAGAACTAATGGGTAAACATCCATACGTAAATAGACAAGAAGGATTTTTCAATCGATTACCCGATGCAATTCAAAAAGGATTAATCGAACATAGAAAAAATCAATTAAATAATACCAGCTACTCTTGGAATAGTTATGACGATTGTCCATTTGTTAATCGTAAACAGATTGAAGAATACAAATCAATATCTGATACAGGTTGGTATGCAAAACTATATCAAATCATGGTTAGTACTGCAGGAAATGCAATGGCTAAAGGTTATCCAATCACAGCAAAAGAGATTGGATACTTATGCAGGCAATTAGATTCAGACACAGGAAACTGGTATGCCAAAAGAGATATGGAAAAAGAAGCAGAGCGAGCAATAGAGTTCGTATTTAGAAATAACATATAGGATTTATTATGGAGAGAGAATTACATCATCAGTATCAAAATGAAAATAGAATGGCAAAAGTTTATTTAGCTAAAAATGGATGGGAAGTCGATTTATTTGAAGGTGCTGATTTTGAAGCAACAACAAAACTACATAATCACTCAGAAATATACGCAGAAAATACTGCTGAAAACTGGGTACAAGGAATGTCAATTCCAATAAAAAATGTTAGAGAAAAATAAGTTTACATTTGCAATGAAATGTGATATAATAGATAATTATGGAGTAAATTATGAAAGAAAGTATGAAAGTACTGCAGGAATGTGCTGAACTGCAACAAACAAAATCAGCCGATTATCAAAGCGATAAGAGTACAATAACTCAAGCGATGCATTATCGTAGAGGTATTGATACTTTACATGATGCATGTTTAGGCAAACTAATACGTGCCACATCTTTACTTGAGTCAGGTAAAGAACCAAACTTTGAATCCCTGGAAGATTCATATAAAGACTTAATCAATTACGCATCCTTTTGTGTAGCATATATTCGTGGTAAAATGGAAGGCCAAGACCCTAGTAGAGATATGTTCAATCAGCCAATGAATAATGTTGAAGACTAAAGATATCGCAAATACCTTTATCGATAAACTTAAAAATAAAGAGTTTACTGATGATAAGACTGGTTGTAAAACAATCGAAATATTTGCTGCATCTTTTCTAGCTGATAAGCCATCAATCTTTGGTAAACCTAATCAAGAATATATTGATGCTGAAATAGAATGGTATAACTCTAGGTCAACTAATATTAATAAACTTGCTGAAATATATGGTAAGTCGCCAGCAGCATGGGAATATTCTGCAAATGATTATGGTGAAATCAATTCTAATTATGGTCATCTTATATTCAGTAAAAAGTTTCATAGACAATATAATCAAGTTGTAAAAGAACTAAGTGAAATAAATCCTGATTCTCGTAGAGCTTCAATGATTTATCAAAGACCAAGTATCTGGCGTGAGTATAAAGAAGATGGTAAGAATGATTTTATTTGCACAAATGCTGTCACTTATTATATTAGAGATGAACAACTACATTGTGTGGTTCAAATGAGAAGTAATGATGTTGTATTTGGATATCGAAATGATTATGCTTGGCAAAAATACGTACTAGAAAAACTAGAAAAAGATTTATATTACAATGGACATCCACTTAAAAAAGGTGGTAATATCTATTGGCAAGTTCAAAACTTACATGTTTATGAGAGGCATTTCGATCTTGTTAAGTAAGTGGGATAAAAGATTTCTTGGTATAGCATATGAAATTTCTACATGGAGTAAAGACCCTAGTAGAAAGATAGGTGCAATTGCAGTAAGAAATAGAAAAATATTATCTACAGGATATAATGGATTCCCTAAAGGTATCGATGATAGTGAAGAAAGATATAGTAATAGAGAACTTAAGTATCAATATGTCGTACATGCTGAAATGAACTGTATATACAATGCTGCAGAAAATGGAATATCACTAAGAGATTCAACACTTTATATTTGGGGTTTACCAGTTTGTGGTGATTGTGCTTTAGGTATAATACAAGCTGGAGTATCAAGAGTTGTTTCAGTATCAGAAGGAACTCCAGATAGATGGATAGAAGCAATAGGAAAAACAAACGAAATATTTAAAGAAGCAGGAGTGGAATATGAGTTCTCAGAAATTTGACCCAAAAGAAATACAAAATTCTAAACGTATATATAAAAGTGCAACACCGAAATATACGATTGATTGGTATATTAAATGGATAGCATCTGTGTTTGTATTAGCAGGAATGTCAATACGAGGAGTAGATGGATTTCAATTTTATGATTTAATATTTTCAATCATTGGCGTAACACTTTGGACAGTTGTAGCAGCTATATGGAAAGATAGAGCTTTGTTATTATTAAATGGAGTAGGAGTAATGTTTCTAATACGAAACTTAATTCAATCAATATGAAAATAGTTATACCAACATATAAAAGACCTGATGGTAAAATTGATGTATTAGAAAATGGATGGATACCTGAAAGTTTTTATAAAAGAGTTTATGTTTGTATTCGAAGAGATGTATCTGAAATGGAACGTTATAAAAGTATTCCATTTGATTACCCAGGCGTACAGGTAGTTCCGTTAAGAGTACCTAAAGATTCAGGCATACCAGAAAAAAGACATGCGATATGTGAACATTTTGCTGGTGAAAAGATTTGGATGATGGATGATGATATTAAGATAGTTCCTTGCCATATTACTGATGAAAAAGATTATGTAATAAAAGAAAAGGAATTATCAGAAGAATCGTTTTATGATTTAATTAATTATTCAATTGGATTATTAGAAGATATGCCATTTGGTGTAATCGCTACAGCAACCTTTGTTAAAGGTAAAGATATATTTCCTATAGGATTAAATCGTTGGGGAGCTTTTAGTTCTTTTATAAATTTAGAACAATTAACAGCTAACGATTTAGGTTATACAAAAGTAAAATATTATGAAGATGTAGCAGCATTTTGTGGTGCAATTGAAAAAGGATTTAATAATTTTTATATAACTAAATGGCAATTAGTCATTGGTAAAGAAAAAGAAGGTGGCAATGCTGCCGCGCGTCACGCGGACGTCATGCATACGGCCGCACGCGAGCTCAACAAACTATATCCTAAACATATTAAATTAGTAAATATGAAGGATAAAACGCATAATCGTAAGATTAATCTCAAGGTACAACCAACAGGAGTACCTAAACACATGAAAGATTTAAATGAAAATAACAGTGTACAAATCACTGATTTTATGATATAATATAACTAATTATGAAAATTGCAATAGTATTTGGAAAAGGCCTTGATGGCTGTGGCGTAGAAAAGTTTGGATATGAATTCCAAAGATATATGCCTAATGATGTAGACATATACGATTTACAAGAACGTGGATTTACTCGCTCAGGTGGACATATAAAAGATTCCATCTCATTCAAAGCTGAAGAAATACCAGAGGTAGCTAAAAAATTAAATGACAATTATGATATTGTTATGCTTAATTCTTATCCAAGTCCATTACACAAACAAACAACAGTTAAAAGTTTCTTTGAAGATTTAGTTCTTAAAATTAGGAAACCAATTCTTGTTGGTATGATGCATGAAATTAAAAGAATGAACTTTGATAGAATACCAATGCATATTCCTATTGCAAACGCATGTGATATTATATTTAACTTCTCAACAGAAACAACATACGCACAAGATATATCAAGTATACTAACTGATAAGAAACTTGGTGAAAGGATTGCTCGTATGAAATTACCATTTACTGTTTCTGATTATGAAAAGTATTGGGTACCATTTAAAGATAAAAGAAGAAGTTGTATATACGCAAGTCGTTGGACAACTATGAAGGACCCAAAAAGAATGGTTGAAATGTTTAACTTAGATAAAGATTTCCATTACTCAATTCATGGTATTGAAAGGTCTATTGGTGCTAAGTTTGATATTATCGATATTACAAGTTGGCAAGATAAGTTTGATGGATATGATTATGATAGTGATATATGCCAAAGCTTTGGTCCTTATGAATATGAAGATGGTATGAACTTAATATCAAACTCTATGTTTGGTTATAGTGGATATAATCTTCCAAAGGAAATACACAACTATGGCGATAGGTTTGAATATGCTCAAATGGAAATAATTGCTGTAGGTACAGTTCCAGTATTTGATTCAAATTATGGAATGAATAACATAGCTGAAGATGGCTCAACATTTATAACTAACCCAATTGCAATATGGTCAAATAGAGAAGATTTAAATGAGACAAAAGATAAAATACATGAATTATCAAACGATGAATCAATGTATAATGATTATTTAGAAGCGGGTATTGAGTTTCTCAGACAGGAAGCTGATGCATCTAATGTAATACCACCTATGTTAAAACATATAGAGACTGTTGGAAAGCAAACAGATAAAATGACAGTGACTCAATTACTTGAAAAATGCTTTGGAATAACTTCTATAGATACTTTCATAGATATTTTTAATAATCATATTCCAGCATTTGGAGCAAAAGAAGTCATAGAACAACAATTAAGTTATTTTGAAAAGAAGAAAAGAATTGTACATACTAAGATAAAAGATTTAAATACAACTAGTTTGGAGGATTTCTTTGGATAAGAAAAAGACAATTGTAATCGATATAGATGATACGATTTGTTTTACAAATCACAACTATCAAGATGCACAACAAAAATATGGAAACGCATTACCCAATAATAAGGTAATCAAAGGTATGAGAGTACTTAAGAATTTAGGGTTCCATATTATTTTATTAACTGCCAGAAGAATGTTAACACACAATGGCGATATAAAGAAAATTATAGAAGATGTAGGTAAGATAACAACCGATTGGTTGGAAAGATATGATGTACCTTACGATGAACTATTATGGGGGAAACCCTATTCATCTACTTATTACGTAGATGATAAAGCAATGAACTTGGAGGAATTTGTTAAATGGACAAACAAAATGGATTCAATTTAGTTATCCCTGCTGCAGGAGCAGCAACAAGACTAAGACCTCTATCTTCTGGCACGTCGAAGGTTATGGTACGTGTAAATGGTAAACCTTGCCTAGACTATATAATAGAGGCAGTCAATGGCAGCGTTGATGAAATAGTCGTGGTTGATGGAAAGTATACGGATATCCGAGAGTATTGTGCTGTTAGACATCCCAAGGTAAGGTTTGCTAATCAACTATCTTTTGATGGTCCAAGGGATGCTATATCTATTGGTATGAACGCATTAGTAAATCCTTTAAAACCAGTTGTTGTTTGGTTAGGTGATGCTATTATATTAGAAAAAGATATGCCGTTAGGTACAAACTTTTTACTTACAAAGGAAGTGGATAATCAATCAGCTTGGTGTATGTGGGATGGTAATAAATATTATAATAAACCAGAAAAACCAATACCTAATGCTACTGCTTTAGTTGGACTATATTCATTTAAGGAAGGATTAAGAGCTAAGCAAGCTTTCAATGAAAGTAGGGCCTACGATATATCAGGTGCACTAGAACTCTATGGAAACTTTAGCCAATATATTACTAAAGAATGGTATGACATAGGTGACCTGCCAACATACTATAAAACCTGTGCTTCATTACTTAATAGAAAAGCAAGGGCTTTTAATAATTTGAAGTTTAATGGAGAGCTTGGAACTATTACAAAATTACCAGATTATCATGATAAGCATTCAAGAAAAACATTACAAAACGAAAAGAATTGGTATAAATGTTTAAATCCTGAACAATCTATGTTTGTACCTAGAATATTAGAACATCCAACTCAACTAACAATGTCATATGAAAGTGGTACATTACTTAGTGATTTAATGTTATATGAGAATATGCCTGATTCACATTGGGATTATGTCATGGATAGAATATTTAGAATTAAAATAAATTACTTTAATAATCCAGTCGATGATGAAGATTTAATTGATGGGTTTAGTGAGAATGCAAAAGAAATGTGGGTAGGAAAAACTAAAGAGAGATTGAATCATGAGTTCTATAATGTAATGGAAGCATGGAAAGTTGCTCAACTACATGAAATGGCTGAACAAGTTTATTTACATACTTCACCAATAAATGGAATGCATGGTGATTTACATTTAGCAAATATTTTATACAATCAACAAACAGATCAATTTAAATTACTTGACCCAAGAGGTGAGTATGGTAGTTGGTATGGAACAATGGGCGATAACATATATGATTGGGCTAAGTTAGCTCATGATTGTTATTATGGATATAATGCTATTGTTGCTGATGTTCCACAAAATGAATATGTAAAAGATTTATTTTTAAGAAAATTAGATGAATATAATCTACCTAAAGAACAAATACTAATGGGTGGATTATTATTACTTGCAACCTGTATACCACTACACTATGATGATGTGGATAGGCAAACAAGAATGTTAACGAAGGTGATGAATGAAATACAGTAGTATCGTACCATTGATTGGTGGTGAAAGCATAGCAGTTATGAATAAACTAAATGGCCAAATGCCAGAAGAAGTTTTATCATATTCAGATTTTGAACCAAACGATTCTCATTATATAAACTATATTAGAGAAAAAGGTTGGCAAGGAGATTACATACATTTAGATGAGAATAAAAATCATAAACCAAAGAAAGTAGATATGGTCAATACAGTTTGTCCATGTGCAGGTTTATCTACATTATCAACTCATTCAGCTGCTGATAAACCAGCAAATAATTGGATGTACGAAACAGCACATTACGTTTTAGGTAAAATAGAACCAAAAGTTTTTTGGGGAGAGAATGCACCAAGGTTAGCACAAAAGACTGGTGTACCTGTAGTAGAGAAACTACGAAAAATAGGGGAGCAGTATGGTTATACCTTTGTACTTCTAAAGACTAAGTCATTAGTACAAGGGTATAGTCAAATTAGAGATAGAACATTTTATTTCTTTTTTAAAGGGCATCAGGCACCATTATTACCTTATGTAAACCGTTACCCTAACGAAAGAATTGAATCAGTTATCACCTCAGGGCCTCGATCTGAAGCCGATCCAATGAATTATCTGCCAAATCAACATACACCATCTGATTTACCTTTTTATAGATACATATTAGAAGAGCTTC